CACGTGCTCTGTAGTGTGCCTGCTTCCTCAAGTACATTCTAACAGATTATTGATTGCTGCGTTAGAGGCACCGGTTTCATGCCTTTTTGTGCCGTTCGCGCAGCGGAAAGGTATGGTCATAAAAATGAATTTCTTTATTCTCATAGATCCGCCTACAGCGACCGCACAGGAGAAAAAAGTCCGGGTCGTTCACGGCAAACCGCTCTTTTATGATCCGGAGCCGGTTAAGGAAGCCAAGTCTCTGCTTGCGGCACATCTCCTCGCGCACAGGCCGGAGAAGCCGTTCGAGGGTCCGCTTTCGCTCTCGACTGTCTGGCTGTTCCCTCGGGGCAAATCCCATAAGCACGGAGAATGGCGGGTTACCAAGCCGGACACGGATAACCTTCAGAAGCTGCTCAAGGATTGCATGACCCGCTGCGGATACTGGAAGGATGATGCCCAGGTTGTGCGGGAATCGGTCGAAAAGCGCTGGTCGGACGAGCCGACCGGGATCTACATTGAGATCATCCCCCTAAGAGGCAGGTCATGAGCGTATACATCAACTCCGAGGGCTACTGCGATCCCACTGCGGGTGCGGCGCTCTCGAACATCATCAGAAAGGAGCGCAGCGACAGGCGAAAGCGGCAAAGGAAGAGCGCCGTGTCGAAAAATGTCGAAACACATGAGGAAACCGGAACGGGACCCATATCAGGAACTCGCCAACGCCGTTGTGATCCTGGCGGCAAAAGACTACCAGCATGCCCTCCGCATCCAGAGACGTAATCCTAAGAGTGCGGCGGCAAAAAGCCAGATAGATAGCCTGGAGCGGTTTTTCCGTTCAGATTGGTATCAGATTCTCACCGAAGTTGATGGGGATATGCTGATCAAAAGGCTGCGAGAGGAGCGTGAATAAATGACGGCAAAAGAATACCTGAGGCAGGCATACCGGCTCGATCACAGAATTGATTCGGATATCACAGAGATGGAGCGTTTGCGTGAGATGGCCTGCAGCATTGGGTCTCCCGGCTTTGAGGAGCACCACGATCCCAACCATACGACAGAGGCACCTTTCATCCGCGCGCTGGATAAGGTGTGGAAGATGGAAGAGAAGATCAACGGTGAGATCGACCGTCTTGTGGATCTCAAAGCGCAGATCCGCGGCGTGATCGAAGCCGTTTCCGATCCCAACGAACGCATGGTGCTCCGGTACCGGTATATTCATAACATGACTTGGGAGCGGATTGGCGATGAACTCCACGCGGGTGAAACCAGCGTCCGCAGATGGCATGCCAGCGCACTTGCCCATGTGGTTCTTCCAGATGACCCAATCATTATCTGAAAAGTCGGTGGAAATGGCGGGTTTTGGACAGACATGGACGCCCGCTCTTTGTGGTAGTATATACTCAGCAGAATAGGATGAATGAGCCTCGCGGTTTACTCCGCGGGGCTTGTTTTACGCATAGACGCACGAAAGCACGGTCGAGGAATCATCATGAATCCACTTCCGTGCTTTCGCTCTGTTATATGCTTTCGGGTTTGCCGGTTTTCTCGTTACGGGATTTACTCCGCCCCAGGAACTCCGGCGCTTTGCGTTTAGCTCTCGCTGCTTCTTTTTGGAGAGCTTTTCGTATGCGATGAACTTTTCCATCTCGCACCTCCTGATAAAAGCTGGTGCAAGGATAACACAACGGGCGGAGTATTACAAGAGGTGTCTCCTATGCCATACAGAAAGGTCGGCTATCTGGAGCAGTGCTGGTACGTCCTTCGATTCAAGGCAAAGGACACATGGAAGAAGGTCGGAAAATGCCTACAAAACCGAAAAGGCCGTGCGCCTACCCCGGATGCCCAAGGCTCACAGACGGTCAGTACTGCGAAGAACACAGAAAAGAAATGAACCGTCAGTACAACAAATACGAACGCGCACCCGATGTGCACAGGAAGTACGGTCGCGCCTGGAAACGGATACGGGATCGTTACGCACGGGAGCATCCCTTCTGCGAGATGTGCTTTAAAGAAGGCCGGATAACCCTGATGGAAGAGGTGCATCATATCGTTCCCGTCAGCCGTGGCGGGACGCATGACAGATCAAACTTAATGTCCCTCTGCCGTTCGTGCCACAACAAGATCCACATTGATATGGGTGACCGGCATCCTCACGGCTGAGCCCAGGGGCGGTCAAAATCTCTACGGCCTGCCCCCCTGGGGGAACGGCGCGGGGTCTTCTGTGCAAAAAAGGCGAAATCAAAAGGGTAATTAAAGATCCCGGGCATGGGAGGTGAGAAAGTGCCAACGAAATCCAACAACATCGGCGGGCGCGGAGGAGCGAGACCCGGTGCGGGAAGGAAGAAAACAGCTGTCAAAGAGAAAGCCGCCAACGGTAACCCCGGCGGCAGAAAGCTGGAAGTCCTGGATATTCCCGAAGTCGAAGGTGTCGATATGCCAAAGCCCCATGATTTTCTGACTGCCGAGCAGCGGGACGGGAGTACGCTGCAGGCTGAGGAGATCTACAAGGACACCTGGGAGTGGCTGAAGAAAATCGGCTGTGCTTCCAAGGTGTCACCCCAGCTTCTTGAACGATACGCGATGTGTTCCGCCCGGTGGATTCAGTGTGAGGAGATGACAAGCCGTATGGGTTTCCTCTCCAAGCATCCCACCACCCAGAAACCGATCCCGTCCCCGTTCATCAACATCGGCATCAATTACATGAATCAGGCTGTCCGTCTGTGGAACGAGATCTTTCAGATCGTAAAGGAGAACTGCTCCACGGATTATGGTGAGGTATCCCCGCAGGATGACCTCATGGAGCGCCTGCTTCGGGCAAGGAAAGGATGAGAACAATGTTTGAAAAAGTGAATCCCTCGCATCCCGACAAGGTGGCCGACCGCATTGCCGGCGCTCTTGTCGACTACGCATATACCCAGGAAAAGAACCCCCGCATTGCTGTTGAGGTTCTGATCGGTCATGGCACCTGCCATATTATTGCCGAGACCTCGGTGCAGATCCCGTCGAATTTTGTCGAAGAAACGGTGCATCGTATTGCCGGGGCCAATATCGTGTCGAATTATGTCGAAGTCCCGCAGGACGCACATCTTGCTGCAAACCAGGCCGCGAAGATCCGCTGCGGTGACAACGGAATCTTCAAAGGAGCGCCGGTCACCGATGAGCAGATCGTTCTCACAGCTATGGCCAGAAGCATCTACGCCAGATACCACTGTGACGGGAAATATATCCTCAACGGCCCCAGGCTGATCATCTGCCAGAGCAACGCGGCCAAGGAGGATCTACAGATCCTGTACCCGGCGGCGGAAATCAATCCCCTGGGTGACTGGACCGGCGGCACGGACGTGGACACCGGCGCCACCAACCGCAAACTGGGCAGCGACATGGCCGACAGCGTGACAGGCGGCGGCCTGCACGGCAAGGATCTGTCCAAGGCGGATGTTTCCGTAAACATCTATGCCTGGCTCAAGGCCCAGGAGATCGGCAAGCCCGTGGAACTGTGCTGCGCTATCGGTGACGATACTATTGACGGCAGACCCTATGCGGAAATTGTCGAAATCTGTCGAAACTTCATCGAGAGCATCGGCGGCTTCGAGCGGTTCGCGGAATGGGGGCTCGTATGAACACGAAGACCACCACGGAACTGCAGCTTGTCCCTATAACGAAGCTCGTTCCTTACGCAAATAACGCCCGGACTCATTCTCCGGAGCAGATCATGAAGTTGCGCTCTTCGCTGCGTGAGTTCGGATTCATCAATCCCGTTATCATCGACCGTGACTTTGGCGTCATCGCCGGTCACGGTCGTATTCTTGCCGCCCGGGAGGAAGGCATCACCGAGATACCTTGTGTGTTTGCAGACCACCTGTCCGAGGCTCAGAAAAAGGCTTATATTATCGCAGACAACCGTATGGCTATGGATGCCGGATGGGATGAGGAACTCCTGCGCGTGGAGATCGAGGCGCTGCAGGCCGCGGACTTCGACCCGCTCCTCACCGGCTTCGACGAGAAGGAACTGGCTGATCTTTTCGGCGAAGAGGAGGAAACCGTCAAGGATGACGATTTCGACCTGACTGCCGCTCTGGAGAAAGCCTCCTTCGTGGAGCGCGGGGATGTATGGACGGTCGGGCGGCACCGGCTCATGTGCGGTGATGCCACCAACGAAGAGGATGTATCACGGCTGATGGACGGCAAAAAAGCCAACCTGGTCGTGACTGATCCGCCCTACGGTGTGTCCTTCAAAAGCGCCAGCGGGCTTACAATCCAAAACGATTCTATGGAGGACGAGGCTTTCTTCTCCTTTCTCCTCGCCTCTTTTAGGAACATGGCCGCCCACCTCGAAAAAGGTGGTGCGGCCTACGTGTTCCATGCAGACACAGAGGGGCTGAACTTCCGGCGTGCTTTCATCGAAGCCGGGTTCCATCTCGCGGGATGCTGTATCTGGGTCAAGGACTCCCTGGTTCTCGGGCGTTCGGATTACCAGTGGCAGCATGAGCCTGTGCTCTACGGTTTCCTTCAGAACGGAAAGCACCCGTGGTACTCCGACCGGAAGCAGACGACCGTCTGGAACTTTGCCAAGCCAAAACGAAATGAGAACCATCCCACGAGTAAGCCGCTCGATCTGCTTGCCTACCCGATTGGCAACTCCTCCCAGGAGAATGCCATCGTGATAGATACATTCGGCGGCAGCGGCTCGACCATGATGGCCTGTGAGCAGGCCAACCGTATCTGCTTCATGATGGAACTGGACGAGAAATACGCATCCGTTATCCTCCGCAGGGCTGTCGAGAACGGCATTGCCCCGGGGGATATTTTTGTGGAACGCGGCGGGGAAAAGATTCCGTATGCCGACCTTGTGAAGGAGGTCGAACTCCCCAATGAATGAAAACCTTACGCTCGGCAGTCTGTTCGACGGGTCCGGCGGTTTTCCCTTGGGCGGCCTGATCTCCGGCATCACCCCTGTGTGGGCGTCGGAGATAGAGCCGTTTCCCATCCGGGTCACTTCGAAACGGCTGCCGTTCATGAAACACTACGGAGATGTTTCCGTTCTGAACGGTGCGGAACTCCCGCCTGTGGACATCATCACTTTTGGCTCCCCCTGCCAGGACATGTCTGTGGCGGGTAAACGGGCAGGGCTGGACGGCTCCCGCTCCAATCTCTTTTATGAAGCCGTCCGAATCGCAAAAGAAATGAGGCAAGTGACCAATGGACAGTATCCGACCTGGCTCTGCTGGGAAAACGTCCCCGGTGCCTTCTCCTCGAACGGCGGCGAAGACTTCAAAGCAGTCCTCGATGAGATCCGGCGCGTCAAAGACCCCGAAGCTGATACTCCTCGACCTGAGAAATGGTCGAACGCAGGATGTATCTTGGCAGACGATTACTCAATCGCATGGAGGGTATTTGATGCTCAATACTGGGGAGTACCCCAGCGCAGAAAACGCATCTACCTTGTCGCAGATCTTGCAGGCCAACGTGCCGGAAAAGTACTCTTTGAGTCCGAGGGCCTGTCTGGGTATTCTCCAGAGGGCTTCCGTTCGTGGCAAGGAACTGCCGGCTCTGCTGAAGAAGGCTCTGGAACGGCAGGCAGCCTGTGCCTGAACGACCAGGGCGGCGAGCGGATGGATATGTCCAAAGATGTGACCGGGACTTTGCGGGCACACATGAATGGAAGGCCACCGCTAGTGCTATCGGCAGGATTCTGCACGGAGCATTCCGCCAGGGCAAGGTCTATCGGTTATGAAGAAGAAACATCACCAACGCTACGCGCCGGCACCGTACCGGCTGCCGTGTATGAGAATCACGGCCAGGATACCCGCTTCAAAGGGCCGCTGGATACAGCGCCGACAATCGTTTCCTGTTACGGGACGGGGGGCAACAACCAGCCGTTTGTGGTGGAGACGCCAAAAACGCTGAAGATTCGAAGCGGCTGCGAGGGCGGCGGTAAAGATCCGCTCGTCCAGGAAAACAAGTCCGCCACGCTCGGATGCAACAATGACCAGACGCTCTTTGTGCCGAAGGTCTACGGCATCTGCTCAAAGGACAGCAACGCCATGAAGTCCGATAATCCGAAAAGCGGCTTCTACGAGGCAGAGACGACCAGAACACTCGACGGCAACGGCGGTAACCCGGTCTGCAACCAGGGTGGCATGGCTGTCGTAGCCATAGAGGGCAATGGCACCCGGCCGTCCCATAAGGGCAGCGGGTATTCCGAGGATGACATCAGCTTCACACTCAACGCTACGGAACAGCATGGCGTTGCCCATCCCGTGTACTCAACGAGTAAAAGTTCATTCCATCTGACCCCGGAAGAGAACCTGGTCAACACCCTTGTTGCCACGGACTATAAAGACCCGCCAACAGTGTATGAAGATCCGTACTTTATCGTCCGCAGGCTCACTCCCACCGAATGCGCCCGTCTGCAGGGGTTCCCTGACTGGTGGTGCTCCGAACTGGGTACGGAAGAGCCGACCGCAGAGGATATAGAGTTCTGGAGAGAGGTCTTCGAGACACACCGCAAGGTTACCGGCGTCGGCAAACCGAAGAGCGAAGTCCAGATCGTCAGATGGCTGAAAGATCCGCATTCCGACTCTGCCGAGTATAAACTCTGGGGCAACGGAGTGGCGCTCCCGTGCGTCTGCTTCGTTATGGCCGGCATCGTGTATTATGCCCGAACAGAGTGCTGAATTCCCGCCTGTTATTCTACGCTGCATACCACACTTTTTCGTTGCTATATGTGCGGAAAAGAGTGATGTATACAGTGACCGCGGGGAACCCCGCGGAATAACAGACGGAGGAAAACTAAATGAAAACCAGTTTTAATGTGACCGGGAGCGAACGCAAGCGCCTGGTCAAGGCGATCAGCGACAGCTGCGGCGAGGGAGCCCGTTACCTCGGTATGCCGAGCATGGCTTACGAGATCGGCCCCTTCACCGTCAGCCGGGACGGAACACTCGACTTCAGCGATGATACGGGCAGCGCAGTCGTAGAAAAACTCTACGATGACATCGAGGCGGCCGGCTTCGATTTTGACCGGCCGGAAATGCCTGCGGATGAGAATGAAGGAGAACCCGCCGGGTTCGGCCTTTCCGTCATTCTCCCGGCAGAAAGCCTGGATGAGGATGCCATGCGGAACCTCGATGCCCTGCTCACCGCCAAGGGTGCTTTGATTAGGAAGGCCCTCGGCGCGGATGAACTCCGCATCGACAGGAATGAGAAGATGGTTTCTTTCCCCTGGTTCAATGAGCGGATGATCACCACGGAGGAAGCCAGGGCCTACACGCATTTCATCTCGGCGCTCTGCGAGATGGCCAGGAATCAGAAGCGGATCAATGCGAAAGAAAAAGAAATCGACAACGACAAGTACGCATTCCGCTGCTTCCTTCTGCGTCTCGGTTTCATCGGAGCGGAATACAAGGCGGAGCGAAAGATCCTGCTGCGGAATCTGACCGGTTCATCGGCTTTCAAGAACGGAGGTGCTGACCATGCGGTTTCCGAGTAAGGAAACAGTCGATCGCGTCCGGAAGGAATACCCCAGAGGGACTCGAGTCGAACTTGTGCGGATGGACGACCGGCAGGCACCGCCGCCGGGGACGCAGGGTACGGTGCTTGGCGTGGACGATACCGGATCCCTTCTGATGCGCTGGGATAACGGTTCCGGGCTTAACGTAGTTTATGGGGAGGACGTTGTCAGAAAGGTCTAAACCCCTTGGAAATACACAACTTTCCCGCTGTATCTTTGTGCAGTATATGGTGCCGAATTATCTTGATATATCCGCCCTTCAGAGTGATATATGTACACGACCGAAGGGGAAACCCCCAGGAAAATCAAGGAGGATTCGACCATGACAAACAAGACCGAACGCCAGATCAGCGAGATGAAGAACCAGACCATCGGGGTCGAGGTTGAGATGAACAGCATTACCCGTCAGGCCGCCGCGAAGCTTGCCGCCGAGTACTTCGGCACCGGGCGCTGGGAAGACACAGCCCACCGCAACGGCTACTGCACCTGGAGTGCATGGGACGCCAACGGCCGCGAGTGGAAATTCCAGAAGGACGTCAGCATCGCGGGACCGGACAGTGAGAAGACCGAGCTGGTCACCCCGATCCTCCGCTACGAGGACATCGAGACCCTTCAGGAGCTTTGCAGACGCCTCCGCAAGGCGGGCGCGAAGAGCGACGCCACGAGAGGATGCGGAGTCCACATCCACATCGGAGCCAACGGCCACACACCGCAGACCCTTCGCAACCTGGCAAACATCATGGCAAGCCACGAAGACCTCCTGGCTAGCGCCCTTCGCCTTGACCGCAGCCGCATGAACCGCTACTGCCGGACGGTCGACCCTGACTTCCTGCGGATGCTCAACCAGCGCAAACCCAGGACGATGGCAGCCCTTGCGGATGTCTGGTACAGAGGCAACGGAGCCGACTACGGCAGAAGCCAGCATTACAACGACAGCCGGTACCACATGCTGAACCTCCACGCCACCTTCACGAAGGGCACCATCGAGTTCCGCCTTTTCCAGTTTGACGCGCCGGACGGCACACGGCAGAACGGCATCCACGCTGGACAGCTGAAGAGCTACATTCAGCTTTGCCTCGCGCTCAGCCAGCTTGCCAAGGACGTCCGCACGGCAAGCCCCAAGCCCCAGCAGAACGAGAACCCCAAATACGCGATGCGAACTTGGCTCCTCCGCCTCGGCTTCATCGGCGAGGAGTTTGCCACCGCCCGAGACTTCCTGACCCGCAACCTTGACGGTGACGCGGCCTTCCGCAACGGCAGAGCCGCCGCTTGAAGGACGCCGCCCAGAGGCCCCCGAACCCGCTGAGAAGCGGGCTTTCGGTGGTAGAAGGGGTAACGGCCCTGGAAAGGAAGGATTCGAACATGGCAAACAGATACTGTTTTGATTTTGGCAGGGTGCGCGATACAAAGAAGAAATACTACATCGCTTATGGCAGCAACCTGAACGTGCAGCAGATGCGCCTGCGCTGCCCGTTTGCCGCGGTGCTCGGCACCGCGGAACTGGAAGGCTGGGAACTGCTTTTCAAGGGCAGCAAGACCGGCTCCTACCTTACCATCGAGGAATGTGAGGG